TTGAAAATGTCCGTGAACCCATCCAGGTGAATTACTTACATTTCCAGTTTCCCCAAATTCGGCATTTCCACTACCATAACTTATTGGGCCAGTTGGTTCATCTGGTGGGGGTGGCATTTCATCAGCAGATATTTCTTCATCATAACCAGTTGGTTGTTCTGTTTGTTGAGAAACACTTCCAAACAATCCCATCGCAACACCTCTCTCAAATTTACTCACAGCAGCATCAAATTTCAAAATAATTTCTTTAAATGGATCTCCGGCAACTAATTGTTTTTGTTTCTCTGCTTCTTCTTTAAGCCTTCTTTCAGTTTTTTGTGCTGTTGTTTCTCCTTGTCCGGTAGCAGCATCATAAACTCTATCTGATGCCCATCCACCCAAGAATCCTCCGGCCATACTACCAACAACAAATCCAAGTCCTGGAACAGGAATCAATGCTTGTCCTATTGCTCCACCAAGAAGAGAACCAGCAAGTGAACCACCTGCTCCTGATGCTGCTTTCCCTACTGTTTCTCCTTCTGCTAAACCAGTTGCAAAATCAAGTCCAGCAAATAATGCATTTACAACTCCAACAGATCTAAGACCAGAAAAATTTAATTTACCACCAGAAACTTTTGGTTTTGTGGGAGTCATCCCTTTTGCACTTTGGGGTTTTCCTTGTTTTCCTTTAGTTGGAAACATACCACCAAGAAAACCAGCAACATCAATAGAACCATTTACCAAATTGGAGAGTAATCCAGCAGGAGAGCCAAAAGAATTAGCAATATTAATCTCAGATAATTTTTTAATTTTCTTTTTATCTGGAAGTTTAATTGTTTCTAATTCTTTTGTTTTAATATCAAGAAACCTGACATAATTGACATAATTCTGTTGAAATTTAGAAACAGATTTGTTTGAAATGCTTCCAAGAGAAACAATATTATTTGCAGCAGATAAAAGTGGTGAAGAAAGTGTTTTTGTCATTATCCGTCAACTATATTATAAACCATCTTTGAATACAGAACCAAAAAGTTATTTGGGTCTGATGTAGGTAGCATTGGAATTGCAGGTCCAGAAGCAACACCACCAGAAGTAGAAGGAATTACAGGTGCTTCTTGTTGCTGTTGGGTAGTTTGGGGAAGTGCAATTGGAAGCATATTCATTTGTGAACTTTGTTGTTGTGATGGTGGGGGTTGTGCTACCATTTGTGCAATTTGTTGTTTGGTTTGCGTTGCTGTTGGTGCTGCTGCTACTTGTGCTGGTGAGGGAAGAACTGGTGCTGCTGGTGCTCCGGGGATAGTTCCTGGTGTTCTTTTTGATTGCCTTTCTCGTATTTGTTGTAAAAATTTTCTGTTTTTTATTTCGTGTGGATTATTAGGAGTGTATGCAGATCCAACTATTGGTTTACTATAGGCAGCTCTTTCAAATTCATTGTAAAAAAGGCTTGCAGCATCTTCTGGTGTTTTAGCTGCTTTCATTCTTTCTAAAGTTCCAAGTTGCTGTGCTTCAATAACACCATACTGCAATTGAGCTTGATGACTCATTGGGTCAAGGTTTTTGGATTTTGCCCATTCTTTAAATCTTGTTTCTCTATTCTTATCCAATTGAAACATTCCAAAAAAACCACCCTCTGGTGCATTAGTTCTATAACCGCTTTCTCTCATAGCATTTGATAACATACCATATGCAACATTTTCTCCATAATTTGTTTTGAGGTAATCAAACATTTGCGACTCAATTTGCGTTTGATTGCCACTAATTGCTCCTGTATCTGGTGGATTTATACCTGGATTAGCACCAGAACGAGGACCAGAAGTTGATTTAGTGCCACCACCAGAACTACCTGTACCGGAAGTTGTTTGTTTAGTTTTCGATATATTTTTAAATAATGAATCAATTATATTTGAAAATCTTTCTACTATTGAAGAAAACAATGTTATACTATCTTCCGAAATTGTTGATGAAGAAACTTTTGTTTTTAGTTTATCACTATCAGATAATGCATTTACAACTCCTGCACCGGCAGCACCAAGTCCAAGTGCCCCAGCACCAAGAGCAATCATTTTTCCCTTTCCGGAAAACATATTCTTCATTCCAGTCGGAGAAGATTTTTTAACATTACTCATTGGCAAATCAACATCAATATCAATACCTCCACCACCACTTGCCTGTGCTGTTGGTAAACTTGACAATTGATTTACTATTTTTACAATAACCTGACGTATTAATTTTGCAACCTCAAAACTATCAGTAAATGATTTTTTTAATATGTCTAAATTTTTCTCCAATGATTCAATATTTTTTCTATTTGCAAAAAACTGTATAAAACCTAGTGCCTTTTGATAAGTGGATAAAAACTTTTCAAGTATTGAAGTTGGTTTTGCTGCATCAGTATTTTGTATTTTTTCTTGATAATTTTTTGATAAATCCCCAATAGTTTTTTGGAGAGAAGATTGTGTTTGTAATTGAATGGTTTGAACTACATTTTGAATATTATTGATTGTTTCTGTTCTTAATTGCTGTATTTTTGCTTCTGTTAAATTACTAAATGAATTCAAAATATTATTACTAATAGCACTAATCATGCTACTAGTATTTGGTGCTACTGGTTGAACTGCTGCTCTCTGAAATCCAACAATTTTATTAGCAGAAACAGAATTAGCAATAGACGAACCAATTGGGGCACCACCAGTTATAAAACTTTGCACTGCTGCTGAATTTTTATTCTGTCTTCCTATTATTGCGTCCGGATTTAGGGCAGAACTTATTGCCATTAGTAATTTACTGCTGCTGTTGTTGATGTTTCAATTTTTCATCCTCTATATGTTGTTGTAAAAGTGCTAAATAAATGTCTCTTTCCCAAGGCAACATATTTTCAATTTCAGTCAATGAATATTTATGGAACTGCATCAAGGCAAAATTAATTCTAAAGTATGACTCAAGTTCCATATGAGCCATACTTAACCGAAAAAACTTGTTAATCCCTCCAACTCTACAGAAGTTTTTATTTTTGTTTTTGGATTTATAACTTCAATTCTATGCATAAGTTTTGGCATAGTATTAAAGAATTTTTCAACTTCCTTAAACTGTTTTGAATTTAAAGTTTGCACCCATTCAATTAATTCTTTTTTTGTAAAATCAGATGCAGCCCAAGTTTCATCGGAACTAAAAATAACATCTATACAAGAAGTAATAATCTCAAAAGACTTTTCAATATTTGATTCTGTTTGTTCTTCAGAAAAATTAAAATTAGTTTTAATAAATTGATCTAATGATGGATACTTCATTCTAAGAACTAATTTTTCATCAAGTTTAATATCAGTGCTATGCTCAGGATTTTTCTGAACTTGTATTTCGTCAATATACACTGTTACTGGAACAGTTGTCTCACCATCGTCAGAACAAGTAATAATCAAGTCAATAGATTCACCAACAGATTTTCCTCTAACATTTAAGAAGATGTATTCAATATCAAAAGTAGGAAGTTCTTCTACTTTAACTCCTTTTGTTAAAATACAATCCTTTAAAATTTGTTTTATTGAAGTTGTAATTTGCTTTGTATCTTTTGTTTCCAGTGCAAGAATTAATATTTTTTCTTCTTTTACTAAAAATGGTCTGTATTTAATTGTCTTTCCTGTTGATGGTAAAACCAAATCATAGGATGGTGTTGCAATTGTAGGTAATGGCATAATCTACTCATTCATTTGGATTATTTATTTTGTTATCTTGATGGTCTTGCTGCTTGTTCTCCGTTATTTTTCTCAATAATATATCTACTATACTCAAAAGACACAGTTGTTTTTAGTATACTACTACCTTCATAAGTAACTGGCATTGCAGTAATATTTTTTGGAAATGCTTCTAGCATTCTATATGTCATTGTTGGTTGATCTAAAAGTTTATTTCCTCTATCGGTCAATTTTTTATTTGGATCTTTAATAAAATTTCTTTCAAATTTAACTATTGATATTGTTCTTTTATAACTATCAGGATATCTCATTCTAAAATAATTTTGTTTTTGAACTAAACCACCTTGACCTGTTGTTGTTGGTCTTGGAGGAGAACTTTGATTATATAATGGATTAATGAAATTCATCCACTCTTCAAATAAACGTATAATCTTATAATCATTATCAACATATAATGTGATTTCAAATGGAGAATATACTCTTTGCATTGCAAACTTTTCTGTCACTCCTTGACGACTTCCGGATTCACTAGCAACATCAAAAATACCACCAGGAAGAGATGCTTCTGCACAAAAGAAATCAAATTCGGCAGCTCTCGATGCATTATCAGTAAGTCCACAATCAGTTAACCAAGATAACACATCGTATTGAGGTGAATCAAAATCAGTTTTGTTTGAACCAAGATGCAAACATACTTTAAATTGACTGGTGATTGAAAGTTCACCAAAAATATCCCTAGCACCTGCAAGAGTTACATTTCCCTCATTTCGAGGGGTAGTCATTTTGAGATATAATGGTCCTATTGGTAGACCTGCCATTTATAAATACGTTAAATGTCTATAATATATGTATGCCAAAAAGTGAAGATAGTAAGTATCGACAAGGAAAATTTAGGCCACAAAACCCACAAAAGTATGGTGGTGACCCAACAAATATAGTTTATAGGTCATCGTATGAATTGAAATTTATGCAGTATTGTGATCTAACAGAAAGTGTTAATTCATGGAAATCTGAGGAGTTTTTTATTCCATATCTTTCTCCGATAGATAATAAAGTTCATAGATATTTTCCAGACTTTTTTGTTAAATACAAAGACAAAAATGGAAATAATAGATTATTAGTAGTTGAAATAAAACCACAAAAAGATTTAAAAATGCCAGAGCAAAACCCAAAAAGAAGAACTAAATCCTGGGCATATAGTGTTAAAAATTGGGCAATCAATCAGGCAAAATGGAATGCAGCAAAAGAATGGTGTGCCGATAGAAACTATGAATTTAGAATTATGACCGAAAAAGAATTAGGAATATCAGTCAAATGATAGCAGATAATATCAAAAAGGAAGCAGGAAAAAAGTACAGAAGTACCAACTGGTGGGCAAATAGTTTAATGAATGAGTTGGGAAAATACGAAACAAAAGACACAAATGAATCTGATACTAATTTTATTTCTCCCGGTGATTTAGTATTTTTCTTTTATTCCGCAGCATACCCGCAAAAATATCCATACTGGGATAGATACCCATTATCATACATCATAGAAATTGATACATCTAGAGGATTGTTTTTAGGTTCAAATTTGCATTATCTAAATCCGCAGTATCGTTCTGGTGTTGCAAAGTCGTACCTAAATAAAAATGGAATAATAAATGCACCTAAAAAAACACTTCATAATTACCTATTTTCTGGTGTTGTATCTTCCTTTATGAAAGTTCCAGAAGATGAATGGGAAACGGTGTCATTACTACCGACAGAAAAATTCGTAGATAAACGAGGACAACCCGTTCCAAAATACAGAGTCTGGGATGCACCATAGATGGCATTAGAATTACTAGAAAAAGATTTTTATACTCCAGGCAGTGGATATGGGAACTATGATCTTTATTACGACAAAACTACTGGAAAGACAGAATTAAAACAAAATTTTGGAACTGCTATTTTATTCCAAGATGGCACTTTTTATATGGATGCAGTTCAAATCCCAGAACTGTCATCAAATGGAGTTTCGGTAAATACACAAAAAGCAAAAGACTTAGATTCAAATATAAAAACAAAAATTAGAACAGCATCACAACAGCAAAAAGGAGTTCTTCCAAAGTGGGCAGAAACATCAAATCAAAATGCAGAACCAGTAACAAATAATAATTATCCAGGAACAAATCCTGGCATTTCAAGTGCAATTGCTGGTGGAATGTTGTCATCACCACCGGGACAATTTTATGATACAATAAAAAACTTAGATTTTTCTGTTCCGAATGAAAAATCAGTATTAGGTGGGGAAACTAGATATCCAATTGATATAGACATCACCCAGGACACGTTTCAAATTTCTCAATATAATTATAAAGCACCACTTGAAAATGATTTCTTAAAAGGTGATATAACAAATATATTAAAAGAAGGTTCTCAAAGAGGAAGTGCATTAAAAGGAGATTTAATAGGAACAGTTATTCTTCCAATTCCTGCTGGAATATCAGATTCAAATTCAGTTCAATGGGGACCAGATAATATAAATGATCTGAGTGTTGCTGCTGCTAGTTTAGTAAACCAAAACCCTCTTCTACAAGGAGGAATTGCAGCTGCATCTACTGTTCTTGCTAAACAATTTGGTATCGATGCTGCATCGGCAAGAAATGTTGCATTTCTTACACAAACACTAGGTGCTGGTGGATTAGATAATCCTATGATTAGACCAGCAGTAGTATCAAAAATTCTCTCATCCGTGGGATTTGATGTATCACCAGAAACTATTTTATCCAGAGGATTTGGAATTGTTCCGAATTCAAATATGGAATTATTATTTTCTGGACCACAACTCAGAGGATTTACTTTTGTATATAAAATGACTCCAAGAAGTCAAACAGAAGCAAAAAATGTAAGAAAAATTTTAAGATTTTTCAAGCAAGGAATGGCACCAAGAAAAATAAACAGAGGAGGAGTTGCTGGTGGAAGGAGTTTATTCCTATCAACTCCAAATGTTTTTAAATTAAATTATAAAACTCACACGAATCAATCAATCAAAGGATTAAATAAATTTAAGATTTGTGCATTGACAAATTTTGGTGTTCAATATGCACCAGATGGTTGGGCATCATATGAAGACCCAACAGCACCAGGACAACCAGTTTCTGTGGTAATGACAATGCAATTTGCTGAACT